TCAAATTTGTTTACATCCTCACCAGTATTTGGATTTTTACCCATAATTTGAACAAAAAACTTACATTTATGTTCTTTGCATTTTTTTTGTATTAATGGACAAAATTCATTCATTAAGACACCCACGTTATTATGCTATATCTCGTACCTTCTAAAATTGGCAAAACTTCATGGGGATAGCAATAATTTGCTGGGAATGCTATCGCAGTACCAGTCCCTCCTTGTACCTTATAGTCTTCAAAAAACTGAAACTCACCACCTTGATATTCCTCATTAAGTAATATTGAGATTGCAATCCTTCTAGGTGTTCCCATTACATCATCTGTATGCTTTTTATAGAAACCACCCGTTTCATATTTTAGTATTTCATAACCAGAGTCATTAATGTTTTCTGGCAAAACACATTTTGTTTTATCAATATAGTTGGCAATAATTCTACCTATTGATTGAAACACAATCCCATCATCCTTATCAAGAACTGGAGTAGATGAGCAGTTTCTAATTTCTGTGTCTGTTCTTCCTTTTGAATTATCCCCTAAAATTTTTGCTTGAGCATATTTGTATTTCTTGTTTTCTACAATATCTAAACAAATTTTTTTATCTAAAGCATTAGGTACAATTTGAATATAACTTTTTAAATCCATTTAATAAGCAAACCATCCTGTCAAATAACTTTTGCGACCTTCCAAAACAGGGTTGCCTCTGTGCATGTGTGTAAATCCTGCAGGCCAAATTACTGTAGTCCCAACTTTAGGAATTATTCTTTTATTTTGATAAAGAAATTCAGTCTCACCACCTTCTTTTGGAATTTCCAAATATGTCATAAACACTATAACTCTATTACTATTTTCTTGGTAACAATTTTCAAAATGAAATTGATGATAGCCTTGTCCTTTTAAAACTTGATGGAATTTTGTTTGTTGTAAAAATAATTTAACATCATTTAATCCATATTTTTTAATATAATGATTTACAGCATCTACCAATAAAAAACTATAATCCTTTATCCAGTTATCAGGTAAAAATCCATGTAAATTTCTAGTATCAATTCCTTTTTCTTTAGTAGAGCGATCTGGCAAAAATACAGAAATATCATCTCTGTTTAATTTTCCGTAATCTGAACCATTTGTTACTACAAAATATCCTTCGTTAATTAAAATCTCAAAAGATGCAACAACTTGAGAACAAAATTCTTTATTAAAATGATTATCTATTTCTTCTATAAAAGTCTCCATTATGGTTTGGGAAACTTTTTCTTGATTTCTGACACTCGTTCTTTCCAAGCATCAAGACCATTTTCTGTTATAAATTCTATTTGTTTATCTGGAGGACCGTATTCCATCAAACGCTTAAATTCATAAGAATCTAAATCAACAAATTCTTTTGATTTTTCTACTCCTGCTTTTTTTCTTTCTATAATTGTAGATAAAGGAACACCTAAAGCAGAATCAATCTCACTTTCAGAAGATACTTGTTGATTCGGTGTTGTTACTGTTTTCCATTCTATTTCTCCAACTTTCCCATCCCAATGCAACGCATGAAAGTTATCGGGCAAATCAGAAAGATCAATTCCAGAAACGCTTTCTCCACCTTCTTGAACTAACTGATCATCTTTAATAATTGTAATATTCATTTTAGTCTTTTGATGCAACGATTAAGTCAATGTATTTAACATTAAGATCAATACTTCCGTGTCCGTGTGCTCCGTTACCACCACTAGGATTAACAGTAATACTTGTATTTTGTCCACCGTAAGCGTATTGAACACAAAAAGGTCCAGAACCCCAATTTGGTGTAGCTCCATGTGAGTGATTGTGACTTGCCAGTTGTCCAGTTGTCAATGTGTGTGTTGGTATAGTTTGAGAAGCAAATGCTGTATCAAAAGCAACAGATCCTGCTACTCCATCTGTAATGTTTCCAGTAACAACTCTTAAACCTACATCGTTTATGCCAGTATTTCCTGATCCAGTTGTAGTAACTTTTGTCCATCCAGACGGTGCTGAACTTTGATGGAAAAGCATTTTAGTTCCACTTGCAAATGCTCCTAACGCTTCTGCTTGTGCAGTTGAAGTTGTAAAAGTCCCAGCAGAAACATCTAAAGTTTTTCCAGATCCTACTGTAATATCCGTACCATCTATAGTGCCTGAATCAATATCTACTTTAGATATATTGACTTCTCCTGTTCCATGCGGAGTCAGGTTAATGTTTTGATTGTTATCTAAAGTGGAGAGATTGAGATCGTTTCCTGTTGACGATTGGACGGTATTGGTTTCATTTCTAAAACTTGTCCAAGCACTTCCAGAATAATAATAAAGTTTGTTATCGGTAGTATTTAAGTAAATGTCTCCAGAGGTTAGTGCATCACCATCATTATCTGCTGAAGGTGCTGAACTAAAAGAACCTAAATACTTATCATCTAATGCTTCGAATAAAGCATTTGATTTTGTCCAGTAATGTTTTGCTGAATAATCTTGTGTCCCATCATCTAAAGTAAACTGTGAATCAACAGCATGCATTGCTAATTTTTTAGCATCTGAAGCAGAAACTTTAGCTGATCTTGTTGATCCGTCTACTGTTCCAGTTGATTTTGAAGCCCAACTTTTTGCAGAGTGTTCACTAGACCCATCTGGGCTAGAACTATCTATTGCCCAAGCTTTTGCTGATCCACCATGAGTTTCAATATCTCCCTGAGCATATTCTTTGGCACTAAAATTAGATCCTGATACCGCAGTTCCACTTGCAAATGAAGCACCTCCACCTAAAGCCCATTGCTTAGAAGATCCATCTGTGTTTCCTGCAACTTTACCTACTGCCCACTCTTTAGAAGAATATCCTTGGTTTGCCGTTCCAGAATCATCTGTAACTTGAGCATCTACAGTTTGAGCAAATTCTTTAGATTTTTCTCGATGATGTAATGATGAAAATCCATCAGTTGTTGTAGTTCCAACAGTTGGATCTGCTGAATTATTTGCTCCAAAAACACTTACTGCTGTGTTTTCTGCTGTATTAGCATAAGCTTCAGCATTATCTTCAGAACGACTTGCGTGAAGTGCTTTTGTTGTTGCAGTTAAAGCATTAGCCGTAGTTGTTGCAATATCAAATACTAACTGCCATTTAGCAGAATCATTTTGGGTTAGGTATGATCCTGTTGATGTATGGGCAGATATACATATATATATATTACTGTATGTAGCAGTTTGAGCAGATACATTCTGTTTTACAATGTCTCTTAATACATAAGCAGTAGATGTTGCCCAATTGCCTCTATTTGCTCCAAGCTCTTGAGTTGCAGTTATATCTCCGTTTGAATCAAAACCTATAATTTTATTAGCTCTCTCTGTTCCACCAGTTGATATTTCTGTAACATTTGAATCAACACCAAGAACATCATCAGCAAATTTAATAGCTCGATCTGTTTTACTTGAAATTTGTTGAGACTTCATTGTTTCAAGATCAATGCTTGTTTCTAAAGTCTCAGCATCAAAGATATTATTATTTTGGTAATTTGTGTTTTGGGTAAGAGGGACTTCTCTAACAATAATTACTTTGTCACCTGAAACAGGCCTGTGATCAGTAGGAGAAGATACAAAGGTTACAGTACCTTCATTACTGGTGTTAATTGATACTGTGTAATGAGTTGTTTTAGTTTTTAATACACCATTAACATAAACTTTTAAATCATCATCATCAAAAACAGTAAAATTTACACCACCTGAAGCAAATGCAAATGAAGCAGTAGTAGCATTTAAACTGTATTCTGCTCTGTTACCAGTAGTCGATACGGTCATTGATAACCTCCATACGGAACAAAATTAGTAGGCTTTGCCCAATCCATATATGGAGAACCAGCCATTGTTGCTGAAAAATTTTCCAATCTTGAAAGATGTCCTGGGTTGTAAGTTTCTAACATTGGATAGTAAAAAGCATAGTTATAAACATGCTCTACTAAAGGTAAGCCAACATAAGGAGTATTCCCCCTCATTTTTTGGAGTACGTCTTTTGCTCTTAAATCATCATTGACAAGACCAACCATGATTTCTCCCATGTCTTTAAACAACTCATAGTTTACCCCCAATATACTCTCATCAAGAGAAGAATCCATCTTATTCATCGACTCTAACAGGAAATCTCCTGCTACTCCAAGAATACCAGACTGTACACCTGAGTCAATAAAAGTTTGCGGGTCTGTAACATCTGGTGGTTCTTTCCCTTGTATAAGCTTTTTCGTTGCTAAACTTGCATACCCTAAAGCAACCATCGGCCCAAAACCATGTAAAGCTAATTTATGTACTGGTAAAGTCCCGATTCTTGGATATATATCGGTTGCCATTTTCATTGTCAAGGATCGAAAAGTCCAAAATAATTGAAGGAACGTACCGAATGCTGTTCCTTTATTGGACATTAGCATCATATTTGCTCTTGAAGAGGCCCCAGCTTCAGGAACAAAATTCCTTGATTCAAAGACAAAAAAATTTCCTATTTTATCTGATAGCTCTTTGTTTTGAGTCGTTGATAAAACGTGATCCGCAGTAATATACTCATCTGAACTTAAATCCACATTTTTATAATCTGCATCATCTTTGAGCAAATCTTTTAAATTAAATGTAGAATTGCTGTCTCTTAACTGGTTCCATTCTTTTTCAGAGATATTGTATTCTTCTAGTCTTTGTTTAAACAATTTGCCTTCCAAGGTTTCATCCAATCCTTTCCAAGAACTCTTCAATTTGGTAGCAAAATTATTTGAAGCAACCTTGCTAAATGCTTCTCTCCAAAGGTCTGTCCACGCATTTAGTCCATTTATTTTGAAAAAGCTATCGGCGGCCGTAGACATAAATCCTGGGTTCATTCCAATGTCAGCCCATCGGTTTACTGCTGAAGAAATCAACGAATCGAAACCAATGCCAAGCTGATGCGTAACATGCATTAGTTCAGCTTGCCGAGCTTTGTCGCTTTGTGAAAATCGTTGTTTTAATATTTTAAAAGTAGATCCATACGATCCCAAAAATCCTTTGCCATGAGTATCTAAGACTGCATTTCCTATTGCTATATCACTAAATGCGGAAATAACAGCTTTAGGTAATTTGGTTATGATTTGGAATGCTTGTATAGCATTTACCATTTGGGATAATGCAGGATTACCAACAATTGTTGCTTCTCCACTAATTTGTCTCCAAGCACTTTGAAGTCGTATTTTTTGTTTTGTAGAAAGATTTGGCCCCATTTTTTTATACATTTCTTGAAACATTCCTTCTGGATCTGGCCCCCAATCTTCCATTAACGCCAACCTCTCGTCAAAAACATCCATCCCTTTAAAGATGGACCCTATTGGGTCAGGGTGTCCGTATTTAGCGTTATATCTCATCCAAGAGTCCGCATCTTTGAAATGCAACTCTCTGGTCGAAGACATTCTTTCTGCTAACGACTTGTTGGAAAGCGTATGATGCAACTCAAATTCTGTTTTTCCTTTTGTAAACGCACGATACACCTGACTTAGATATTCAGTTGTTATTGGACGTTTCATTTTCTTTTCATCAAGCAAAGGACGAATGGTATCAATCCATTCTGCTTCTGCTAACAATCGACCCTGCTTTGTAGGTACAGACCCAAGCATTTTGACAGGATTATGCCATTGAGTAATCAAATGATCTTCCAGAACTTGCATTCCTGCACCAAAGGAATTTGCTTCTCCGACTTGGATCTTTTTAAATTCTTTAATTATATCTGACAATTTTTGGGCTAAAATATTTTTGGTAGATCCTTTACTGAACATTTCCCTGATAAGGTCTAGCCCGAAATCTACATCTTTTGTCAATTTATCAAAATCTGCTGGTCCTAATCCTGTTCTTTTTTGCCATTCGTTCAACATCCTCCCAAATCTAAGATTTTTCCTAGCATTCATTCGACTCGCGGTGGAATCTGCGTTTCTATTGTGTGCAAATAATAATTTGAAGTTCTTTATTTGAACACCCTTCCATAAATTACCTACCATTTTTGCTAAGAAGTTGTCGTAACTAAGATCGTCACCTTCTCCAAAGATAGCGTTTTGAATTTTTTGATATGTCTTTTTGATATGTTTTTTAGCTCTTGCTCTGGCTTTTGTGTTATTTTTCCAGTTCTCTTTGGTCCAAGTAAATACATCTCGGACCTTTGAGGAATCTTCCATTCCAAAGCCCAAAATCAACTCATCTACTTCTTGTTCAGTTATATTCTCAAACTGATCTGCTATTTCTTTACCGCATTTCATGGTTATTTCTTTTTAGCACCAAAGTTAGTCAGACATTCTTGCACTCTGTCAAGCAAGTCGTAGACGTTATCACCCATATTCTCAAGCGTATCAACAAGACTCTCAGATAATTCTTTTTGCGTTGGATCTTTAGCAAATGAATCAAAAATCTTAGACCACAAACTTTTTTCTTGTTCAGGTTCAGGCATTTCAGCATCTATGGTTTGATCTCTTTCTCTTATTTTTTCTAATTCTTCTAAAGTATTATATTCTTCTGGTTTGGGATTTGGTGTATTTGCAGAATCTAAATTTGGGTCATTGCTATCAATATTTGTATCAGGCTTAAAATTAGCATCTCCGTTCATATCTGTAGCAGTTTTAATTATATCTCCCTGTCTTTTAGAAGCATTAAAGTTTCTAAAAGTTCTTCCTGCTCTAGCAAAATTACCAATAGCAAACCCAGCCCCAAATGCAAAAGCCATATCCATACCAATGTCACTAACACCATATTCTTCCTCAAATACGTTTTTCTTTCCGTAGATAACGGCCCCTGCTAATCCTGCTAATCCTGCTACTTCAGCACCCTCCCCACTTATAGTTAATGCTCCTTTAACTGGCTTTGATAATATTCCTGCTCTAGTACCTTGAATAGCTTTATGAGCCACATTACCAATTTTAGCTAAATGCGTAATACCCATTCCTAAAGGTATAAAGTTTATCGGGTCTGGTAACGAACCTACTAAATATCCACCTATTTTATATCCATCCCATGCTCCAACATTTTGGAACCATGTCTCGTAAAACAACTCCCTGTCGTAACTAGAAGATAATATTTCAGCCTGTCTTTCCGTCATGTCTTTTCGGTAAGACAAACCTTCTCTAAAATTAGGATGTTCTTCGTTCCAATCTTCTTCGTTGATAACAGGAGAATTTAGTGCTGTTTCATAATTTAACCAATCTAATCCTTGTACCATCCATATATCACCAAAACCTTGAGCAATAGAATCTCTAAACGTATTCCAATCGTCTGGTCTAAAATTCTGAAACGCTTGCCCTAGAATTTCAGGATTTACATATGGATGCTGTGGATCAATCATTCTACTGGAACCATGCTAGGGGGAGATAATGGCGCATCACCTAATGGGCTTCTTACACCATATGTTACTTCAACTCTTCTACGATCATCTTCGCTTAACTTAGCATGTGACGTTACAAAAGCATTTTGTACACGTTGACTCAATGCTTCTACAGTAGGTCTCCATTCTTTTTCTAAATCTCGAATAGCTCGTTTAACATGTGCATCTGTTGTTTCTGTTTGAGAGTAACTTTGTGCTTTTCTAATAATGTGCTTAACAGTAGCCAAATCTCTTACACCATATTTTTGTATAGCAACAGGAACCATTCCACCCAAAGCATCTGGATCTGTTCCTTTATTTGTTTTATTTACAATATCTGGTCTCATTTCTAATTCATGATACAACTGAATAATTCCTTCAACTGTAGCATGTTCATCCATTTCTTTTAGAATATGCCTACTACCATAAGCTTGTATCCAAGGATGAACGTCTAAAGGATCATTAGGATCATGGCTTATGTCTATAGCTTTATCAGTCCATTGGTATAATATTTTCCCACCATTGTCTTGAGTAGGATCTACTTGAATTAATGATGGGACTAATTTTGTTCCATCATCTGTACTATCCATTGTTAGTTTTAGTGCGCTTGCACGATTATATTTAATCGCCATAGCGAGATATTGTATTAACTCTGGATTTTCCCTAAATATAAAACCATGAGATTGAAATGCGGGATCATCTTTAATATTAATTATGTCTTCTTCTGTAATAAGAACATAGGGTGCATTATCTTGTATATAGGCTAAAGCATTCTTTTGAGTCAATTTATCGTTATAAACTGCATTAAATCCTGCACCATTTACTAAAGTGACATTACCCGATGCTGGTGATCTTGCGTTTATATTTCCTCTATTAGTACCATCAATTTCAGAAATAGCATGATCTACTGCTTCAGTATGTGACAAATCTCCTGCATTGCTTATTTTTGCATTTGCCAAATCAGTATACAATTGAACCATGTTTTCTTTAGTTCTACCAGTATGTCTATTTGAATCAGCATTTATAGTTTTTGATCTTTTTCTAACATTAAATGTTGTATCCTTAGTGTCTTTCTTAATTGGAGCATGTCTATCGGCAGGAGGTGTATCGTAATAATTAAGTAATGTAATTCTAGTTTCTTCTGGGGCAGTATCAAAATAATGTCTTACAAACATACCTAATTGAGGTCTGCCTAAAGCAACTAACTTTTTTTCCAAAGCCAACTTAAAATTTTTTCTATCACCTACCCATTCTGATCCTAAATGAAGTGCCTTTCTAATTGACTCTGTATTAAATTTAAATTTTTTATTTTCGCTATCAACTCCAAATCCGACTTGTACAGCTTGATCTAAGATCATATCTGGTATTACTAAATCGGCATCTGGAGTTCCTGAACGTAATCTTTGTAAATTAAGGACTGTTTCTAAATCTTCTGGTGATGGTTTTTCAGTAATTTTTAAATCTACACCTTCTCTAAAAAATAAATCATTTGATCCACCTTGGGTTCTTGTTGCTTGTTCTTGACTAGCAAGACTCATAGCATGATCTAATATTTTATTTTTTAAATTATCTTGAGTACCTTCATTTCTTTTTTTATGAATGTTATTTATGTTGTGTCTTAATCGCTCGTTACTCATACCTTTATATTGTTCTGCCGTATGTAGTAAATCTCCATATTCATCTCTTACAGATTTATAACGATTATGATGTTTTTCAATGTTTTCACCATGGTTGTAGTCACCTAAAAAATTAACTGATGCCTGTTCATTAGTTCGCTCATCTACTATTGCATTAAATATAATTTGATCTAAATTTTTATCAGTAACTTTAGTTAAACTACTTTTATCTGCATTATTATGTTTATTATATATTGAAAGGACTTGTGCGCCATATTTTAGAGATGCTTCTTTATTTGCTCCTGTTGCTGGCATCCCTTCATCTTTTAGATGTTTATTTACATTCCAAGTTCCATCTTTATTAAAATATTTATTTTTAGTTTCTCTGCTTGCAATTTCATTAGCTTCTAACTGTATTTTATCAGCGAGCAATGCTCTTTCAAAAGTTTTAGTAGATCCATCTCTTTGTTTAATTTTTAGTTGACTGATTATTTGTTTGTGTTGGTTTGTATCAAAACCTAACTCAACCCTTCCTGTTTTACTCGTATGATCTTCTAATGATCTTCCTTGTTGTGAAATTCCTAAATTTCTTATTTGAAGATTGTAATAACCTGACTCAATTCTTCGCATGAGTAAATCAGCACCACCTTCTCGGTGTGCTAATTTTGCAATGTCGTTAGCAAACATTTGTCCTTGAACACTTTTATATACTTTTAAAATGTTCTGTTTGCCTAAATTAGAATTTCCACCTTCTCTATCGTAAAAAGTAATTAATTCATTTATATAAGCAGTTAATCCAGATTCGTCTTCCCAATCTGGTAATTTACTGTTTATATCTTTGTTTAATGTTGTATGAATTTTATCTGCATTCTTTAATGCTTTTTCAGATAAAACATCTTGATCTTCTGGTATAGATTCTTGATGCCATAATGTTACTTTATTTCTAAGATCAGTTAAGCTATTGCTTCCATGAAAATTTATACTATCTTCTAAATACTTTTTTTCTAAAGCATTTGCCATTGTTTCAAATTTTAGAACTATGGCATTCTCTTTATCTGATAATCTCCTTTGGAGGATTGCTTGTACGTTAGGAGAATTTTTGTACCAGTTTAATATTTGTTTACCTGAAACTTTTGCTTTTTTATCTCCTACTGTTAAATCTAATTCTTGATCTAACCATCCTTCTTTGGTTTGACCACCTCCAAATAAAAAATGGTGTCTTGGTGATTTACCATCATCCTGATTTTTTTCAGTAGATAATTGACCATGTTTTTCAGGATCTTTATATGTGTCAACAAGTGTGCTTTTCACTTGTCGGTTCATTTCACGATCCCATTCGTTAAGCCAATTGATTCCTGTGTTATATTCTAAATTTTCTCTTCTATCTTTTTGCTTTTCTCCTATTTCTTTACCCCAATCAGCTAAATCACTAAACAATCTTCTAGCTGAATCAATCCCTTGCTTGACTTCATCATAGCCTCCAATCATTCCTGGCCCCCTTACTGTAGGTGCTTGATACCTACTTCTAGGGCTAGGAACCATACCCTTCATTAAATCTTGTCCAGTAAATTCAGCCATTACATTGCCCAATTCCAGTTGCCTTGACCATCAAAAAAACTATCACCACTACCCATATCTTTAGCACCACCTAATATTCCACTAGCCATGCCAGTAGTGTAATTAAGATCAGCACCTCTCTTTTTAAGTCTTATTCTGGCCTTCATTTGACGTTGACTTACCTTATGTTCCCAATCACTCACGGATTTCCAATCATGATGAGCATGATTTAAATTATCTAAAGTAGTGTAAGTATTATGGTCATCCATGCTCATTTTCCATTGCGTGACCATAGCTTCTTGAACCATTGTGTCCAAAGCAGTACCTTCTGTTAATTTAACACCACCTTTAGTTGCTATTTTAGTTCTTTTCTTTGCTTCTTTTGTTGATCCTTCTAGTAAAGTTGCTGTTTTTTTATAGGCTCCCATTTTTCTAGCCGATGCAACATCACGTTCAAACTGCTTCTGTTTAAACACTACAGTTAGATTTCTAGCAATTTCATTTTCAGCCATTACGTTTTCCATTTCATTCGCGGCTTGCATATCTAAAGCTTTTTTCTGCTGTGCCGCCCAAATAGACATACCCATATTTAGGCCACCTAATATTGCCATTCCTATAGCCATATATTACCCCAAATTGACTTCAAATTGTTGTGCTATATAAAGAATCGTAAATGGAAATGGTTGATTGCATCGAAAAGAAACTCCTTCTGATTCAAAGGATCTTGCTATTGGAGCCATTTCTTTGTTACCACTAAATAAAGGAACCATGTTTCCATATTGATCTTCTGAAGGATTACGAAAAACAACTTCTTCATAATCCTGACCTTCCATAGAAAATTCTAAACCTAAGCTGTTTAGCATTTTTATGTTTATTTTAATCATCCGTTTATTTCCAATTACGAATGATCCACCACCATCTCCCATAGTCATTGGAAGGGTGACTAACTCGGAGGTATAACCTAGTCCTGCCACTACAGTATTAGAGGATATAAGGGCCGTAGTGGAACCTATAATACCAGAAGCAACTTGTTGATCTGGTTGAATCGCACCATCTCCGAGTACAGATAAAGTCTGCCCTTCCAAATGACCATAACCGCTTGCTGTCGTAAAAGCATTAGAATTGTAAGTTTTTAAACCACTATCTACAAAATGAGCATCTACTTGAGCAACTTCTTGTGCATCATGAAACCGAGTCATGTACTCGATTTGCCTTTTAGTGCTATTACCTATTGTCCTTTTAACAATCATCCATGTTTGTGATCTATTATCTTCTGGGATTGTAATAATAGATTCTACTTTTGCATGATTACCATAAGTAGCATCAGTATGAGTACCACCTATAGTGTGTGTTGACCATGCATACATGTTTAAAGATGATTCATGTGTCAATGCAATCAATTTCCCATTTCCAAGCCTTCCCCAAACGACTGAAAAAGGTTGTTCTTGGTACGTCATTTCTTTGACACCAGAATAAGTAATATCTTCTGATCTTAAAGTAAGATCCATTGCACCATATTCTTCTTGTTGTTCCCCAGATGTTTTCATTTCACGGATTTTACGTTCATTTTGCTGAACGTATAACATTTTTTCACCAATTTGTAATGCATCTGCTGATCCTGCTGGATATGCAGATTCTTTTACAACCGTAAAATTAAAAGGAGTTAAAGTAAGATCATTCTCTGAACCATATATAGTAAATACACCACCAGTTGTACCAATTGCCAATTTGGTTCCTTCAGATAACCATGAAATCTTGTCCACTGTATCTGAATCAATGGTAAAGGTAAGTGCATTATCATCTAAAATTTGTTCTCCAAGAATTACAGCACCAGTTGGGTCAATGTTCCCTGTGGATGATCCTAATAATTCAGACGAAGCAAAATTAAAAAAATCACCAGTTTTAGAAAACCAAACTGTTGCGGGATATTTTTTTGTGCCAGCAAATACTAATCGTTGTTGGTATAACGAGACATCACTAGGATAGCCATTTGTAGAATTAAATACTCCTGCATTCCATTCTAATGTATCAGCACTATCTAAAACGCAATCTTCTTGAAGAGTTCCTTTTGCTTCTCCTGTGCTGACAATTGATGTTATTTTTACAGAAGTCCAACGTATGCCTTTTATTTTATCTCTATCTTTTCCAGCTAATACGTTTACTCTGTAAATAACACCTATATCTGGAGAACTACCCCCTGTTGTAAAAGGCGTATGGTTTGTTGCTATTAACCGAACATTAGTACGATCTTTTTTTAAGATCATTTTTACTACATTAATTTTTCCAGTCCATTTTGTATTCGTTCCTGATAATTTAAATGTAATTGGAGTTCCTAATACACCATCAGAACTTATCTCATCTGTAATTTGGAATGTAGTTGCAGTTGGGTTTACTACATAATAAGTCGTGCTATTGCCTTGAGATGTAGCAGTTGCATTGTCGCTACTGGTAAAATAAGCAAAAGCATTATTAGCATCATCTGTTACTAAATTACCAGCACCACCATTTGTTATTCCATCTTTGTGAAAATATATTTTCATTCCTGCTTGTAAACCATGAGATGAATTTACAAATGCATCCAAAGCTGTATCTACACCAACACCTCCAATTTCTACTAAATCTAAAGCTGTATTACCACCACTATTAGGTTTTTCAATTTTAAATAAACTAGCATCAACTTTATTTAGCTCATCATACGGACCATCTACAAAATCTATATTAGATATAGCCCAATATGATCCATCTTCTGCTCTGGAGTTATAACCAGTTTCACTAGATGTTGGAACAGTACGTTCTATTTTTTTTGGAGGATGATTAGGATGAGCTAAAAAAATAACATCTGCACTTTGGATATATTTAATATCAGCAATTTCAGTAGCCGTATATCCTGTGCTGGCAATAGTAAACTGTGTAGCATTATTGGATTGAAGCCCTAAAATACCATTGTTGTAAAATATCTTAATATTGTCGGCATAAAACTCTAGGACATAACTTTGTCCTTGCCCGTAGTAAAATGGGACTAACTTAGACTGATAATCTGTTGTAGTAGATGCTTCAGAAACGTAATAAGTTCCTGGCCTTCTTGCTACAGATCCTTGTGGAAGGACTATAAAGTTTTCTAATGTTTTAACAGATGTTTTGTAGGATGGTATATCTATCTGCCCATGTAATCTGGGCGATATTCTACCTTCGGAAAAGGAACTTTGGATATTCTGTACAGTTCCCATTTAATATCACGCTTTGCCCCATGAATAGGTAGTACCATAGGCAGTTCCATCACTAGGCCAATCAACAGGACGATAATCTGTTCTGTAATCACCTAATCTGGAATCCAACCATGTATTTATTTCAATTCTTTCTACTGAACCACCTTCTTGTGCATCAAGACTTCTAGCTTCTTGTAACATAGCTGAATATTTACGGAACATTTCATCTTTAAGAGAAGTCTTACCAGTTAAAGGTTCCGCTAACTCCCAAGCAATCCTAAGACCCATAACATTTCTTAGAATAGGATCTAAAGTTGTTAAATCCGTAACTCTTGCTTGCCATTTAACATTCAAAGTAGATGCATCCGTAAGAATCTCATTGCCTTCAATTCGATACGGAGTGGTATGATCCTGCAACGACAATATTCTTAAACATTTTTCGGCAGGGTCTTTAGTAGTATCAGTTGGGAATGTAAATGCATACTTATAACCCCACGCAGGAGTTGAAGTATAAGCAGATAAAACAGACCGCCTAACAGTAACATTCCAAGGATGGGAACGGAGGACAGAATCCCTAATATCGTCAAAACGATTATTAAGAAGTCTTGCCCTCTCGTTATTATCTGTCTGAACGTCCGAAATAGTTGCTTCACCTAAATTAGTTAAGGCGATATTAGCAATTTCCGTAATTCCAGATCCAGTTGCCATTATCAGTCAACAGTAAATTGGACATTAACCATAATAGTTTTAGCTGAAGCTCCAGCAGTATTGCCTTTAGCTCCAAGCCAATATTCTGTCAACTTGTTAGCCGTAGTGTGACCAGCATCTTCGTAAACAAATTGCCCCATCTTTTCGATACCCCTTGTGGTGTATGCGATGTCGAGAGGTGCAGATGTTCTACCTGAAGCAAGTGTCAATCCATCAGCATAACAATCAATGTCTACTGCCGTTGCAGAAACATCGGATACCAAGCCAAAATCATAATCAGTTCCACCAGAACATGCGTCATTGTGGAGCCAAATATGAATAATCCTCCATTCAGGATTTAATCTACAAAATACAAATGTATCGTTATTTGAACCTGTAGTTTCGGCAGTTGCTACAATGGAACGAAGTCTCGCACCATAGAGTCCAACTTTATTATATATAATTGGTACATTAGCTTCATTTGAAACTAAGGTACTTTGTACATTTGCCATATTTTAGCCTTCTGGGGGGGCATTTCCTTCCTCCCCCATTAGAGTGTTAATTACCCTGCTTGATTGCATTGAATTTCAACCATGCGCTTTTCGTCAAGACGAGTTGCGCCGATTGTCATCTTTGCATAAGCATAAAGAGAAAACCGCTTATCGGCTCTTTCTTCGATTCGTGCATTAATGTCATTCCAAATGCAAAGCCCTAAAGCATTCCTTTGGAAAACAAGAACACGGTCACAAGTAACTGTACCTTGTCCAGTTACACTTGCAGTCGGTACAAGCTCTGTCTGGATAAAGTTAAAGCCCATATAATGATGAACTTGTCCTTCAACCAATGCTCTTACCGCATTATAATCAATGCTGTTTACTTCAGTAGAAGCCAACAGATTTTCAATTTGCCTATGAGTACATACGCAATATACATCAGAAATCCCGCCCTCATTATAATTGAGAACTTCATTCTTCATTAACATACCTCTAGCTTCTATTAACTTAGCTACAGATAATCCGGTATCGGCCGCGTTTGCTCCAGTATGTTTTGTAGAGTTTACAGCAACAACGCTGACATCTGACCCTACATTACTGTCTGTAGTATCCCACTCTGCCGATGTTGATCCATCTTTTCCAAGATAGGCTGTTCCATAGGCCGCCGTTAGGATTTCCTCGTCAATTGCTCTTCCGAGTGCCATTCCTCCAGTAGTTACATATGCACTTGCTGGATCTGCAATGATAACCCGAAGCATATCAAAGGAATCGACCATATCTCCCCAATCGTAATCGGTTGGAGTGACACGCCTACGTTCATGTGGTGTCTCAATTAAAGGAGAATCCGCATGTCTGCTAGTGACTTTTTGTGCATTGGTCTTGCCGATTTTGTCCATGAAGTATTCTTCACCAACTTTACCAGCTTCCAACTGCACGGCATTACGCAAGCGAGAACCTTGTTGCTGTGCTACCAGCCCAAGATTATCACTAAACTGCTTGACCATACTGGTCGTGATCTGATTAGACATAATACGCCATACAATAGAGTTTGGTGAATCTACCCTATGGAGTTGTCCTATTCAGGATTCCAGCCTAGTCACTTGCAGGGGTCCAAGGATTGTCCCTGCGGATCTAGTGGGATACCGATTCTGATTTATGCAGATTTTTCGTACAATTTCTGCATGGTTTTAACAGCCTCCCGATGATTCGGATGTGATGCTGTCATGTAAGCTCGTTTAAATTCAGGATCAGATAACTTTGCAGTAATCGTTTCCTGAGCCTCTTGGGGAGATAAACCAGATCCCCTTGGTTCGCCAGTTAGAACGGGACCTCCTTCTGAGAAAGCTTCTCCGATCCGTGCCAGCATTTTAATCATATGCGGATTATTGCCGACTCCAGTTTCTTCTATGTAATCCAGAGTTTCACTATCCGCAAACCGATTAAAAACTCTTTGAGCAAGATTCAGGTTTTTATTGAATTCTGGACCCCAATCTTTTTGTAAAGCTTTAAGTCCATTGACTTCTTCCTGCTCTCTTTGCTCTTCATAAGCCTGTTCAGAATTTATAATATTATTTTGTACTGTGTCAAGTATTATTTCTGCCTGTGCTTGATTTAATCCTGCCCTATGTGCCATTTCTTTGTAGTTGGTTAAATCACCACCTTCATGCTCATAGTTATCAAAATTATATCCATCAGGACTTATTGGCCTACCTAAAGCATTATAAGTTTCATCCCATGATGCTTCATCATTAGGCATTTTTAACACTTGTTCGGGAGGAACACCCATTTTTTTAACCGCATGTACATAACTTTTGGCAAGTTTATCTACAGAGTCAAAGTTCCTTAATGAAGGTTCTCGGTCCAAACCATCGGGTAAGGTAGTCGGGTCAAACGTAAGAGGATCTGAGGCTCCACCTAACGCAGTAGTTGGGGCTTGTTCAGAACTCTCCGAAGTCGGATTCTCCGATACCATCTCTTGAGTTTCTTCCATCTTCCTTTTGTTGGAGTTTAATTTTTTCTTGCATTTCTAGTGGGCTAGTTCCTGCAAGTTGGATTAATTCCGCAATAACAGCCCTTCTTCCTTCGTTGAAAGCCGTAGTATGCGGATCATGAGGAACATGCGTGGTTGTCAACATAAAATGTCGATCACACATATCCGCTAACACCTCTTTTCCTAAATCACTATTTAGGAGATCAAAATACTTAGTTGCTCTTTTAGCCTGTTTCTTCAGTAGCATTCTGAGCTTCTGCCATATCTTTAGTAGCCTTTGCTCTGGTAGCACCTACTTCTGCTTCTACCATAGCTTGTTCCATTTGTTGCTGTCTCGCCATTTCTTCTTGCTCTTGCCTCGCAATCTCTTGTGCTTCTTCTTCAGTATATACAACCGAAGGTGGCGCACGAAGAATCTCGACACCCATTGTAGTAATGCGTTGAGGATTCAATCTCTTAATTACATTAGGATCAATTTGAGCAAGTGGCATTATAAATTGTATTAGTTGAGATACCGCATTCATTTCAACGGATCTCATAGATACTGAAACAGGGTTGACGTATTCTATTTTTATTGGTTCTTCCGCAAATTCTTCTGGAACAGGAGGCAACAGACCATTTCGTGCCATGACTTTCATTGTTCTATTTAAAAGCGGAGACAAAAATTCAACTTCCTGTCTAGCGACAATTGGGCCGATAACGGTCATCCTGTCTCTTTGCCTCATTGCTATTTCAGTAGCAGAAAACCGCATTACATCTCCATCTGGAGCCATAGGGCCAGGTAATTCTAGGAGATCAAGGAAGAAAGTCTTTTCAATAGATTGCCGTGTCATTCCCATTTTAGCTTCGGCATATTCAATCCGACCAACAGTAGGCATTTGGAATACAAGTTCACGACCACCTAATCCTGCACGATAATAATTAACTGCATCTGGTGTAGTTCGTAATGGTGCAAGAAATCCATCATCAGGAACCATTAGCGGAGGTGATACTGCTTTTTGTACACTTTTAAGAAATGTTTTTTCCATTTCATTAAGCATACGAATATCTGGAAGTGCATCAACTCCTGGCCCTCTACCATATATTTCTAAAGGATTTCTATTCCATCTGCTACTAACATATGGAAAATCTTCGAATCCATTTATATCCATTAACATCCGTTCTTTCTTACAGATAGTTAAAGATACAAATGGAGCTTGTATTTCTAATAAAGGTCCAGGCTTTACAGAATGGTAAGGTTTTACGACATGAATCATATCGTATTCTTCATAAATTTTACCATTCTCCAAATTCTGAATTACGGATTCTGGAAGTCGTTCTACTGGATAGCTTTCAAAGAGGTCTTTGGCAGTTTGTTTATAGTTACGGAAGCATGTATCAATGAATCCATTTTTGTTTGAGGCCAATAAACAATCATTAAGTCCAAAATGACGAAACAATGGGCCTTCGCCCGGAACGTCTTCGATATACATAACCGCAGTACCAAATGTACCAAGGTCAGTATAGTATTCATAAGCTGAAGGATGAAAATTTGATTGAGGTCTTGACAGGGTTTCCATCACTTGAATTTGAACTTCTTCAAGCCATAGCTGGATTTGCCTATTCTGTTCTAACGGACGAAACCGTGGTTTTAATATGAACCAAGGAACTGCGGAAGGAGTCATCATGTTATGCATACCAGATGCAAATCTAGTAACTGCACGACATGGAGTAGAATCAAAGATTTTAGCTCGTCTTTCTGCCCCTCTACTTTGAGTAGCCTGAAAGTCGTTTCTTCTAGGAAGCATCAAATCTGCTAACTGTTGCCAATGGGCCTCCCAATTACCCCTATTGGCTTTTAGATGCTCTTCTTCTTTCAGTAAATCGTTTACTGGATTATTTTCAGATGCACCATCCATTATGCATTTCTAGTTAAAGCGGTTCCGTATCTTTTTTTATTTGTTTCTGTAGTAGTACGACCTAGTGATGTTCTAGTATCGTAACCTTTGCTTCCTAAAGCTTGACGAGTAGAGGCTCTTTTAGATGCCATAGATACATCTGTAAATTGCGGTGCATTCATAGCATCGTCTAACCCTGGATCTAATTCTGGAGTAGGTTCAGGGGTAATCATTTCTTCTATTTCAGCAGGAGTTACGGATACTGGATCGTCATCGTTACTATCACCTGAACCAAATGTTTTTCTTTTCCAGCCTTCAAAATTATGCAACAGACCTTCATCACGATTTAAAAAATACCCAAACAAAGATCCAGATTGGGATATATCAAACAATTGATTTAGGTTGTGCATTAAACCGCCACGACCTTCGTATTTGCCCAAACCCCATAATTGGTCCCAACTGCTTGCTTGTTCTACTGGACCTTCGTAATTAAAAGATTTAGAAGATTCTTCTACTAATTCTCCTTTATCTTCGTCCCAAGTCCATACAACTTCAGTATATATTTTCATAGTTTCTCCTATGCGTATCCTTGGCCTAATCTTGGCTTATTAGAATCTTTACCACTTCTACGGTTGCCTTTCATCTGTTCTTCTCTTAATGCACCAGCCCACATTGACGTAAGACTTGCCATTTCTGATTGGTATCTTTTAGACAAATTTTGTTGCAATCCCAATTGAGTCAAAGTTACTTGTTGTTTAGTTTTTATATCATCTGCTTCTGCTTGAAGTTTTGCTAATGTTCCACCTTCACCATAAAGTTCATCACCTTTTGCTGTATATGCTTTTGCATCTTTGCCTGTTCTGCTTTTGCCATACAAATCCATATCCCCCTGAAGATTAGCATAGGTTTTGTTTCCAATGCCTGTCTGTTGTTGCATCATTCTATTATATTCGCCAGTTCTTTCATTTAGCTTTCTCGCAATATCAGCACGTTTTTCAGCAGTAGTATCAACTTTTTTTACTATTTTTTTCTGACCAGTTACTACTTGAACAGTATCCCATGCCCATCTTAAAGGGTTCCATTCTTGTTTATCTTTTACAATATCTTCCCAATAAGTTACATATTTATGCGATGACCATCCTTTATCATGCCTTCTATTATATTCTTTTTGCATTTTATCTACTTCTCCTTTTTTATAGGCAATATTTCTAAAATGTTCTCGATGCTGTGGAGTTATTACTTTATTCCAATCAAGCATTCCAGCACCTTCTTGCCCATATGTACCAACACCTTTTTCGCCATAGGCTTTATTGATGTTTAAAATATTCCTTCCTGCTTCTGTTTCATAAAATGCTTTTTGAATATTTTTAAAATTTGATATTTCAGATTGTTGCCTTGAGCTTATATTACTTAATGCTGTGTTGTAACTTTTTGCTTCTGCTTGGTATCCGCTAATCCTTTGTCTTGTTTGGTTCAATATGCTTCTTGCACGTTGAAGCTTACTGCCAAGTCTTTTGCTTTTACCACCTCTACCTGTGTTCATTAATGCCATGCTTCTACTCCAAAATAAGGGTAATCTTTGTCATCACTACCTATAGCATAATCAAATCTTTTTTCAAGCAATTGCGCTTTAGAATATCTAAGGCTTTGTACCGCATAACGAGTTGCTGACATAAGATCATCACGTTCTTTTACAATTTTGCCGTCCTTACGATGATACATCCTGAATTCCTCAAACCATTCTGATAAATGATTGAACACCAGTAATCGCTGAGTTTGAAATCTTTGTAGCATTTCCATAAGTCCAGGCTCGACACTTTGTCCTCCTTCTGGATTTTCAAAATGGACAGGGTGCATCGCAAGGTCATTTCTCCTATAGATTTCTGCTAAAGATTTACCAGAACCTTTGTCATGTTGGTGTCCGTCATGAGGCCAAATGACAGGAATCCAATTCCCTCTGCGTTTAATGGCAGATGCATGGATTTCAGGTGTTTCGGCTGATTTTCGGTACGCATCATAGACATAAACTAAATCGGTATCTCGATCCCATGCCAACCAGACACATGCAGTTGGATGGTCCCACCCAAAGTCAATAGCACATATTCTGGGCCAATGCTCTGGTATTTTGAAAGCTTCTCTCTTAATTTGGTCTTCGTCAACAGGAAAAACCAAACCAGAACCTAATACTGGAATGCCCTTACTTCTCATGTCCCTTTCATGAGAGGGAAGAGCATTTAATATTTCACGTTTAACTTCTTCATCTAAATGCGGTGCATCATCCCAAGTTGCGTTGTATAAAGCTTGGTTTGGCTGAATGTTATTTACGAACTGTGCCACAACTTTGGTCATTCCACTTTCAGGCGTAAAAGTCATAAAAGTCAGACCACCTCCTTTCAAGGATGCACGAAGGGCTTGGGAATAAATATCCTGTGGTGGTTCTTCATCCATCCACACTACATCTATGGCTTTACCCATAAATGCCATTTTCCCTTGTTCGTAGGATTTAAAGAATATCTTAGAGTTTTTCCCAGACTTATGCTTAACCAAGACTGTGCTTAAAGCATTCGGAATTCCGGGGGCTCTTTCGGTTTTTACAATAACTTCTTTGGGAATAGCACCTTTACCAAAATCATCTGGATCTCCTGGCTCCCCTAAAAGTTCTGCTTGGACAATATCTCTGACATTTTGTGCCGTATTACCACATGCCCATGCTTTTATGGGTTTGCTGAACTTTGGACCAACCCACCAATCGGGATAGACTCCCATACAATGAATTGCCATTTCCGAAGCACCACAAAAAGTTTTGCCCGTTTTATTGGCCGCCATTAATAGGCGTTGCCTTGCTAATCTGCCATTATTGTCTCTAGCGGTGTGGAATCTCTGCTGATAAGGGTAGGGTTCGTAACAAGCAAGCTTGTTGGATTCTTTTTTCTCTTGAATTGCTTCAGCAAGATCAAGAGCTTGGGATAAAAGCCCCTCGTTCATCTTCGTAGGCTTCTAGCGGTTTGGGATCTATTTTTTGCCCATGCTGAAAAACCTTTTACGGCATCCCATTCTTTCCAATTCTTAAATTCTGTAAGTGGAGTAACTTTTCTTTTACCAGCTTGCATAACCTTGCCGTAATCTCGATCTCTTCCAGATGCAAGGCCAGACCCACCATATTTTTCCTGTCTAGGCTTAATTACAGTATCATGAGCCTGTGCTACATCAACTGGAGTAAGTAAAAAATCAAGTCCTGGGATAGTTGCTAATGCAGTTAAAACTTTAGCTCCCCTGCTTTGCACTAATCTTGATTTCCATGAGCGTTCTCTGCTTTGAACTTTTTGTTTTGGTTTGTTCAAAGATTGGCTTATTTCATATGATTCTTGTTGAGGTATTGTTGGGCCTAAAGGTTCAGATGGACCTTCATTTACTAAACTGACATCAAGAACATTATGTGGCTTACCACGATCTATATTAGATCCAGTTAAAATAGTTTCAGTAGTTTTTCTTGCAACATCTCTTGCTTGCTGAAGTGTTACTGGATTTTCAATATCCCATGAGACAGCAAGATTAGGTTCTTTCGGTACTTGCTTTTTAGCATCCCTAATATTTAATTGTAATTTCTTGAAATCGTCTGAACCCTTTTTTGCTATTTGAATATTTAAATCTTGTTCTGTAACTCTAGCGGATCGTTGTGCATCTGCTAAAGGACTGCGATCTAATTCGTCAATAGTAGCAATTGTTCCTTCTCTAACCAATTCTGACTTCTTGCCACCACTAAATTCAGGCACTAGCTGAGTATCGGTTAAAGTGGTAGTCCTATCACTACGCATATCACGTTGCTGTTCAACAATTAAGTTTCCAAGCTCTTTTGCTCTTTTTGCTTGCGGAGAAGTTGAAAGCACTGGTTCTTGAACAACTAATGCTCCTGCTTCTGGTTTTTCTGCATCTCTTATTTGAAATCCAGAATGTTTCAATTCTTCTTCGTTTACGAAACCAGCATTATCTACAAACCCTTCTGGAACGTCTTCAGGAGTTGTTCCAACAACATCGTGTAGCTCTTTAGAAATTTCTGTAAGGATTGTCACTTTTGGTAAATCCTTATCTGGTAAATCTAATCCTCCATAAGTTCCACCTTTAGTTCTAGCTTGAGAAACAGGAATTACCTCGTCTTGAGGAACAACACTAGGAGGCGTTTGGGTCCTTCCAATTAAATCTGGCTTACGTTTTGTAACCCTTCGGCTATCTATACTTTTTTGGACATATTGACCACCATCCGATCCATATCTTTGATCTTCAGGAATATCTATATGCCTTGTTGTTGTATAATCCTGAAACTCTTCTGCCATAGAATCTGGGACTCCAGCATGAGCAAATAAAAACTGTTTTGCTTCTTGGGAGTGAACATTGAATTTGTTTTTCTTGCTTCCACTCATACTCCATGTTGCTGTAACCAAATCTGTGTCTGCAATTTTCCTAACAACCTCTGAAGGAAGAGTATGTCCCGCAATGTTGATTGTTTTACGTTTTCCTGTTTCCTTAATTAAATTCCTAAGATAATCCGTTGCCTGAACGTCTGGGGCAAGCATCCCTGTGTACTTGTAACGATACGGTGTTGTACCACCAAATGAAGATGTTCCTCCTACAAATCCTGTGTACTTTTGCGGAGGTTTACTTTTCTTTGCGTAAGAGAACGCCCCTGCTGGCGTGTCGGTAGGAGGTTTCGTCCTTGAATCGTATTGGAATTGGTATTGTTCTATATTTTTTTTATACGATTGAACAATATCATCTTTTATATCTGGGTCTAAACTTTCATAAGTTGTATTGGTATATTTAATATCTCGCAATGATGTCAGAATTTCAGGGAATTTTTCCGCCCAAAATTTATCTCCTACAGAATGCGTAATCTCTCCAGATGTTTGTCTAAGGGCTTTTCTGAACTTTGGAACTTGATTATATTTCTCTGTAAGAACCTCACGCATAATGCTTTCTGATTTCTTTTTATCAACTTGGACATTTCGACCAAGTGATTTTGCTTGAGGACCAGAAAGCTCTTCAAAGCCTGCAACGTATTTCCCAGATTTAAATGCTTGGTATGCTCCCTCTGCTGTTTTAAACCGCCTACCTTTAAATTTAAATGGACTCTCTGAGAAGTTTGACAAGATTGGATTTTTGTTCTTGCCAAAATTTACGTCTACAGTAGATCTCGTTCCAACATCTAACCTTCGATCACCAAGTAAAGAAGGTTCGCTTAAAATCTTTTTAGTTTCAGCATCTACTGAAATCTCAACACCCTTACGCTTCTTCGTAATAATCGTTGGTTTCTTAGCCATCTTTAGTTGATAACAGTCGGTTCTTCAAGGGTTGGTACAGTTCTTCGTACCACAACTTTCTGGAGAAGAATCTTTGCCCCCTCATCTCCCACCAAACTAATAAGTTGCGCTTCCATTTCTTCAATCGATCTCTTAACTTCAAGCTGTGTCTCCTCTGGTTTGTATCCTGCTCGGTCCAATAAATCCTTAGATGCCTGAAACCGTACTGCATCCGTATCGGCATTCGTCATCAAATGCTCCATCGTATGCAATGCCTTCGGTGCAATATGCTTCAACCTCTCACGACTCTTTTCCTCAATCTCCTTCTTCAACTGGCTCTTTAACGTGTTTGCCAAATTCCTTAACTTCTTGTAATCATCACTCTTGTACCCTGCATATCTACAAGCTTCAAGAGCATTACCATTCTCTACAAAATGCTCTATGAAATCCTTCTTCCTCTGAGAACGTATGTGAGTTAGATCAGTCATCCTTATTCCTACTCAATACCGTCTTTTTTTTCTTCTTACGATTTCTCGCTCCCTTCGCCTGACCCTCGCGCCGATTCGTACTCTCGTCCTGATCCTTCATACTCGGATGAGCCTTATCCTTACCATCTCCATTACCATAAGTCCCATCTTCCCTGTTTTTCTTGTTCAACTTAGAACGATAAGCAGTTTTACTCTTTTCGTAACGCCTCGTCTTCGCATTACGTTTCCTGCCCTCTGCTTTTGTACTTGGAGAATCACCCATCTGGTTATCCTGTTAAAGTTTCTAAATTAAATATATATCTAAAAAATTATTTTTGTAAAGTGTTATTATATATAACAATTTCCAATATCTCCCCCGTGTAGAGGAATGGGACTACCCTCCCAATACCGAAGGCTGTTTTTGTGCCCCCCCACCCCCTTTGATGAAATAGTCTAACAACGCACCACCTCGGTCGTTCCTCCCTCGGTGTATCCAAGACAAGCTCAAATTATAAAAAATAATAATTTGAGGAATAATGGAAAAAATATCCATTATTCTCTTGGCTACATGTCTTCCTTCGTCAGACATATGGTGCAACGTGGCAACAACACGGCCTAGCAATACCGAGCTACTGTTGATAGCCATTGTGCAGTACAGGCAAGGGCAACTCGGTCTACAATATTGTCAGTAGGATCAGCAGGGTTTAGTACAGACATCGCAAGCACAACCTCAATCACAAGACAAGCATCAAGCTATTGCATCCGTACATGTGGCAATATCGCAACATGCATTTGACGGAAACGCAGGATGTAGAGGCAGAACACCCGTCCTCCAGTACGAGTAACATAACACTAGGTCTGAACACTATGATAAATATAATTATATAAATATATATATATTAATAATAACAACATAACCATAACAGATAAGAGTATATAAATAATATCTTACAGTCACGCTTGTCCTGTGTTTCGTTGATTACCTACTTAGTTTCCATTAGGGATTCTCTCTCTAGGGTTTCCCTACCGAAGGTATCGGGATCGATGGAAATAACTTCATCGGTTGATCGGTATCGTTGAACCTCCCATACGGAGACTAGATATGTTTGAAGTATTAGCGCAACAGGCACAGCAAACCTCATCCAACCGAGTCATCACGCTTTCAAGTAAATCTGGAGGCATAAGTGACGTTGAGTCCTTCAACTTCACACTTGATCTCACGGCAATCCAGCCTAACGAACGCAACAATGAACTCACTCGTGAAAAGCTCATTGACATGGTTCAAGGCTCTTCCACGCCAAGCTTCATCCGAACTCAAGTGTATGCTCCACGCTTAGGTGCAGATCCACATGTAATCGGAGAAAGTAAGGTCGCAATCCGCATGGACAAAAACAACATGTCGGAAGCTGACCTCCCATGCATAGGATTTGCACAACTTCCAATGTCAGAGGAAGCACCGCACATCCTACCTAAACCTCGCAACCAAACATCAGTCCCAACCATATCACAGTGGGCTGATCCAGACTTGGGTGCTTATTTCAACATTGACATCTGGATTCCAAAGAAACGTCTCCAATCCGATGTCAAAAGCATTCAGGCTAACTTCACTCTCAATGATCCAGTCGCTTGGACTCGTGCGCCTTATGGTCATGAAGATAGTCCATTCATGTTGACGAGACTGTTCAAATCTGAATCCATCGTCTTCAAACGGACATAACAAACACTATGCCTAGTCTTGGCTTACTTACAGTCACGGCTAGGCATATATTTTTAATCTTTTCGGCTTTGCTTCTTATGCCTAGTGATTTAATTGTAAATGAAAGTAACGATATAGTTGAAGTCAGAGCAAATACATTAGCAAGATTAGCAGATGAGACTAAGACTATTGAAACTAAGAAATGGGTAGTGGCATTTACA